TTAGGTGCTTCTTCTACAACCACTTCTGCTTCAGGTTCCATAACCTCAATGCTTTTTAACATAGCTTCTGCATTTTGCTCTTTAGCCTTTTGAAGCATTTTCTTTTCTTTTATCTGTTCCTGAATTTTTTTGTTGATTGAACTTGTCATTTATTCATCCTCGCTTGTAAATCGATTAATTTTAACTCAGCCTGTTGTCTAAGTCTTTCTTTTGCAATGTCATTTTTTTCTGATGCATTCATTGCTTGTTGGTCTGCTTTTTGTTGTTGTAATTGCAACTCAGCAGATTTTTCCATGGCATCTTGTTGTTCTTTAGAAGCAAACTGTTGGTTTTTCAAGTCAATCTCTTTATCACGCAAGCCAAGTTCTTGTTGTCTAATAGCGACCAATGGGTCTTGCTGTGGTGGTGGTTGAATTGAAGCCAAGAACTCACTTGAAAGTTGTGCCAAGATTGGCGAACTCATGCTTTCAATAATGCCTTGCACTTGTTGTTGCACCATCATTTGTGATTGTGGGTCAAGTGTTTGTGCCTGTTGCATCATTTGTTGAATTTGTTGTTGTGCTTCAGGTGGCATTTGTTGTTCTGCTATTTGGTTTGCCAAGAATTGTAAATGTTGCATGACATGAGCAATGATTATAGATTGCAACTGTGGGTTCATTTGCACGCCTTGTGTTAAAAATAAACTTTTGTGTGCCTCTATGTGTGCTTCATGGTTCTGTTCTGCAAAAGCATTTGCAGGAATACCCTGCAATAAACCACTGTTTTCTATACCTGCATCTACAGGTTTGGGGGTCATATCTTGTGGTGGCAATAATAAAGCTTCAATGTTATCTACACCAAGTGCAGAATACATTCTGTAATAAGCCTCATATATACCCTGTGGTCCATGTATCTCAGGATTAGATTGAACCATGGTTAATAGTTCTTGTGCCATCACTATTCTTTGACTCATGGAGAATATGTTTGGATCAGATACAGGTATGACATCTACCTTATTGCTAAAGTCTTCTAGTTTTATTTCTTTTGAGCCACTACCTGTTTCATATGGATAGACTGGTGGCAAGAATTCACCAAAGACTCTAGCCAAAATTTTAAATTCTGTTCTTTGTGAGTAATGCAATCTTTTGTGAATTGCACTCATGACTTTTGTACCTTTTTCTAATAAAGCTACAGTTGTACCAACAGGCATAGCTGCATTACTATCACCAATATTCATATCGGCTATAGATGCAAATCTTTTACCACTGTCAACCAATAATCCAAGCAAGCTAAATAAAACTCCACTTGGTTCTTTGTAAGGCAATGGCATCAATGCATCACGCAAAGCACCACCCGGTGCGTCTATATCTCTAAATTCACCCGGTTGTAAAGGAGATGCTTCATCTCTAATTCTTATGCCTCTAGCTTTAAAACCTGCTGGTAAATTAGATAAAGTACCTGCATCGATAAGCTGTCTTAAAATAGATGTTGTGGCTTTAGATAAACCACCTATCATATGTGAAAGACCTAAACCATAAAATCCTAAGCCCGGTAAAAACTTGTACTGAACAAAATAATTAATTTTATTTTTGATTGGATCATCAGGCTCATAGTTTCTTCTAATAGATAAAACTCTTTGTGAAGATTCGTCAATGGTAATAATGTAAGGTAATTTTAATCCTGTTGGCTCACCATTTTCATCTAAGTCCTCGAAGCCTTCTATTTCTGCAACTGTATGTATTTCATACAATCGTCTTTGTTCATCGTTATTATACTCAGGCTCAACACCTTGTATTTTATCTATTTCTTCTGTAACTGTGTCTCGTGTTTCTACTTCACTACCTGTTAACTCTATGTCTGCATAAAATCCTGAAAGTTGTAATTTTCTTACTTCATTGTTGCTCATAGAAACAATATGAGTTACTCGTTCTGCACTAAGCAGATCGGTTGCTTCATATGGAACTAGCAAATCTTCAGAAGGTACAAACTTTGATACAGGTCTTCTTATGGATGCATCGTAATAAACTTTTTTAAATGCACTACCTGATAATGGTAGATAAAATAACAATTGATCCAACTCAGGATCATATTCAGGCATTTCGTTCATAATGTAATAATTCATGAACTCAGCCACTCTTTCTGCTTGCATTTCTGTGTTGGCATCTCTTTGTCCAACTATTTGTGTTTTAACAGGTCCTTGTGCAGGCAAAAGTTCTTTGTATGCTTGTGCTTGGAATTGAGTTACAGATTCAGCCAAGATAGGATGAATTACGCCACTAGAACCCTCAAAGGGTTGGCTTCTTTGTTCGTCAAATCTCATACCAAGATATTTAAGACCGTCTGTGTAAGTCTTCATCCACTCTTTACGAGATTCTTTGTCGTTTTCTACATCGTTAATTAATTTTTTGGAGATAGAACCTAAAACATAGTCATCTAAATATTCAACCAAATTAGCATCAAATGGCATTTCTTGTTCTTCTTCTTCTTGAGCTTCATCAATAATAATTTCATCATCGTTGATGGTAACCTCTAAAGATTCCATCAGTTGCTCTTCAAAGGAAGGTGCTTCTGCTTCTATATCAACAGCTTTGCCCTGATCAACAATGTCAGGATTGTCTTCTGTGCCTAATTTTCTTTCTATTGCCATAGTGATTTATTATATATTAAAAATTAATGTAAGACCCTCTTCTCGTCTTCTTTGAACTGTACTAAGTCTGTCAACTCTCCTTGTACTATGTAACCGTCAATTTCTGCTATGGCTTGAGCTACCTCTAAGTCTTCAGCATGTATATTAGGTCCACAATATTCCTGACCGTCATGAATAAATTTTGTAATAAATATTTTCATCAGTAATAACTTAGCTTTCTTCTATCAAATGATACCTCATCTTCATAGTCTGTGCCTAGCTCAATTAAGCCACCTTGTCTAATTCTCATTAATGCCATAGTTGCGGAGTCAGCAAAGTCATCGTTTTCCCCATAAGGAAAAGAAGCCATTTCTTCAATAACTTCTTCAGCAAATGCATCTTCTGTTGCCCACACCATACCGCTTTCAAACATGGGAGAAACAGAGTTCATTCTAGCTATCTTGTCTTGACCTCTGCTCGGTGAGTAAGATTGTACAGGTATACCTATCTTTCTAAGTTCTTGTGTTAAAGGCGTACCACTGGCTTTTGCCTCAATTAAAACAATATCAGGTTCCCAATATTTATATTCTTCTAAAGCTATTTTTTTCAACTCAGGAAAATCTACTCTGTGCCTTGTTGCATCCAATAATATTACAGAAGCTTCATCACCTTCTTCAGGATAAAATATGCCCCATGTCGTTATAGCCGAGTAGTCAGCCGTTTCTTTTGCACTAAATGCGGTGTCATAGCTTTGTATAATACACTCACACGAAGGAATCTCTTCACTCTCCCAAGTTTTCCACCATTCTCTTTTTATAATTGATCCACTTTCTGCTGTTGGATTTTGCATCCACTGAGCATTCCATTTGGATACTGGTAAAGATGCTTTTACACCCAAGAGTTCTTCTTTCTTCCAAAACTCTGCCCATAAAGGCTCATCAGACTCAGGCATAATTGCAGGAAACTCAACAAGCTCCCATTGATCAGCGTGTGCTTCTGACTGTCTTTTAAGTAATCGACCTGCTAAGTCTTTGGTTGACCATCGTGTCATTACTAAGATGATAGTACCACCCGGCTGTAACCTTTGGCGTGGTCCTGATGTGTACCATTCCCAAGCTCCATCCATTGCAGTTGGTGACATGGCATCTTGCTCAGAGTGTGGATCGTCAATAATTAATAAGTCTGCACCACGACCTGTAATAGCACCACCAACTCCTGAGTAGAAAGCTTCACCGCCATCATTGGTTGTCCATCGACCTGCTGACTTGTTGTCACCTGATAAACTAATATTAGGAAAAACGGTTTGATAATCTTCTGAGTCAATAATGTTTCTAACTCTACGACCAAACCTTACAGCTAGTTCTGCGGTGTGAGTTGCTTGAATAATTTTAAGTGATGGATTTAGTCCCATCATCCATGCAGGAAAAAATGTAGATGCAAACTCTGATTTAGAATGTCTTGGTGGTAAACACACGATAAGTCTTTTTAGCTTGCCTTGTGCTATGCGATTAAATTTGTCTGCAAGTATCTTATGGTGTCTGCCCATGATAAAGCCTTGCCACATCATTTTTACAAACTCTAAAAAATCATCTCTACATTTGGTTCTTGCTTTAATGTTTTTCCATTTATCAATTAAAGCCAATGCTTCTATCTGCTCATCTTTAGATAGAATTTCAAAAGATTTTATTTTGTCTAAATCAAGCATAGGGTGGGAAGTTGGACAACATCTTTCTTAGGGGGGAGTAACGCCAACTTCCCTAGACATGTAATTATGAGAGAGAGGAGATATTGAATAATACCCACAAGAAACATGTCATTCCTCATTTTCACACAGATGGTCTTGTTTTAATAGTCCTAGAATGGCATATCCTGCCGTATCAATCCAACTGTCCATGTGCTGTGGGTTTTGTGATATGCGTATTAATTTCATGCAAAGCATAATATTACAAGCATCGCTACCTGTAATTGGTTCTGCTAATTTATTGCCTAATATGGCGTTTATCATCTTTGCTAGATTGTCAAAAAAATCATCAGAGCTACCATAATCATCATCTCTGTCTTCAAGAGTTTGCTGTAACTTTATTAAAGCTGTCTCCAAGATAAAGGTGTTGTTCTTCAATTTGCTCATAACGATCTCCTGTATTAAGTGTTGATTCTAACTTATTTTATTACAAATCTAAAGGTGTTAATTTTGGGCTTTTATTTGCTTGATCTAAACATGCTTGCAAAGATTCTTTGGTGTCTATTTCTAAAAGTTTTTCTTCTGTTTTTGCAAACTCAGTAAGGTTTTTTTCTTTGTAAAATGGCATAAATATTACTTTGTTTAAAGGCAAAGCCACAAGACAAAACAAATCTATTTGACCGTTACCATACCTTTCATCTGAATCTTGTCTTTCTTTTTTTGCTGTTCTTCTACCACTGCGTAACTCCCAACGATAATAATCTTTGCCCCTTCTTAAATAGGTAGAGTTAGTGGTTTTTACTTGTATTCTGTATAACTTGTTTTGATGATCTAAAATTAAATCGCTTCTATGTGCTTGAGGTGCAAGAATTACGGAGTCGCAAAATCTCAGCAAATAAGATGCTGCCAAATATTCACCTGCTAACGCTATGCGTGTAGTGGTATGTGGCAAACTGGCTCCTAAATTTTACCCCACTCCTTACCTTCAAAAAGTAGAGATTCAGCGTTTCGCCTTCGGGTTAATCCCTCAAGCACCTTACCCCCTGCTTTATTCCACCTACACATTTGTGCAGGCACCTCCTCGTAATGACCCCTATTCAAAACTTTAAGCATTGTTGATTTGTTGAGATTGGATGGACCTAAGTTGTAAGTCCATGAAACCAAAGCGTCAAATTGATTTTGATGCAACGGCACTTCTACAGCATCTTCTACATATTTGCAGTATTCCATAAGCTCATGTAATAACATGGATTCAGCTTCTTCTTCTGATATTTTTTGTCCTTCTTGCACATTCTTGGTATGACCGTAGCCAATTGTCCAAACACCTACAGCGTCTTGATAAGCCTCTAACTCACACCCTTCAAATTTTTTTATTAGGCAAATGCCTTCTTTTGAAATTTGCATTAATTTAGGGGAAGTAGACCTGATATAATTGCTATTAATAAGGTTCCTAAAAATCCGAAACATCCGAACACCGCCATCCTTAAGGTTTTGTTTAAATCTGCTACTTGTGATTTTATTTCTTCTGTTTCTCGAAATATGGTCTTCCATCTTTCAGCACATTGTGCCTCATGTGATTTAAGGTCTGATGAAACAGATTGTACTGTTGGCTTGTTAGTCATCTTTTTTGTCAGGCGTGTTTGAAGCCCCAAAGTAAAACGATATAACTGCCGATGCCAATCCACCCA